CATTGAGGGAGCGTTGCTTTAAATCTTCTTCTTCTTTTATGCCCTCTAATTTTTCAGCCTCTAAACTTTCTTCTAGTTTTTTAGCTTCTTCTTTTTCTTGCCATTCTTGCATAGAACGTAAAGCTACAGAGCTACTAGCAGCATCATAAGCTGGGTAAGTTACAGAGCTTACATCGTAAAGCCTAGATACTTTGTTAATCGTTCTGTAGTTAGTTCCGTCTTTTACCTCCCAAGAGTCATCCTCTACAATAAATGCAAAGCTAGACTGGTTAATAGTACCGTCTTTAAGCAATTCGATTAAGTCTCTTGACGTTGATACATTAGGATTTAACTTAGCTTCATACTTTAGACCTCTCTCATCAACAGATAGTCTTAGCGTTCCGTTAGTAGTTCTAGCTAGTGGTAAACCATCGTGATTAATTAAGAATCTTACATCGTCCTCTAATCGACCTTCAAAAGCACCAGGAGCTATAAACTCTCTGAAGCCTCCTAAGTCATTAGACTCACTATTAAAGACTGCACCGTAGCCTACTACTACTGGATTCTCTCCGTCCATTCTTAGCTCTAAGTCTTGAACATTAAATGTTCTTACTTCTTTATTTTTCATATCTATAAATTTTTCTTCTTTACCTATTTCTTCTATCTTTCTTTTAGTCCAAGAGAAGCCTACATCTCCACCCCATAATGCCCAAGCAATACGTCCAGCAGATGGATAACCTTCGTCTCCACTATAAAAGCCTTGACCTTCTTTGTCTACTTCGTGCCTACTAAAATAAGAGTACATTCTCTTTATTGATTTGATACTAAGGTTTACTCTGTTCTTAATATCTCTAGCTCTTGCAACTCCTACCTCTGTTCCACCTCTACCGAACTCCTCACGCCATTCTAAGCCTTGTGCAGCTTCGTCTGCCATCTCTTGTGTTGGCTTTGTATTTATATCCTCTAACGCTCTGTCCTCTTCTAATTGTAAAGAACAGATTGCTAACCTTTGGTCATCTTCATACTCCTCTACCATAGTATCGTCAGCCATACATCTCTCGATGAACTCCTCGTTAGTCTCGTCTATATTTTTAGTAGGTATCGGCATCTATTCTTTGTCCTCCTCTTCTATGTCTCCAACTGGAGCAAAATTCAATGGCATAAATAATTGGTCGCCTTCTGGACCTACTCTGTTCAAGTCCTCCATTCGTCTAATCTCATTAATAGACAAAGCACCAATAGAAGCCATCTCTCTGTAATAGGTAGCACGTGAGGAACTATCTCCTCTTAGTAAAGCATTAGCATCTAACTTGATAGTAAACGAGCCAAACTCTGTTTCTCTAAATAGCTTACGATTTAATTCTTGTTCTACCATTACCATATAAGGCATTAACGTAAATCTTACAAAGTCAATACTTAAAGCCTCAATACTTGAATAGTTAGCAGCTTTCTCTAAGTGACCTATTAAAGATAATGGCACTTTAAATATTCTAGCTACTTCCTCTATCTGGAAACGTCTAGTCTCTAAAAGCTGATACTTGTTAGCATCTATGTTAGTTTGCTCGAATGTCATACCCTCCTCAAGGATAGCTGTCTTACCAGCTACAAAAGAGCCACTATAGTTTTGATTCCAAGAGTTCTTTAATCTTGCTACTGCTTCTTTACTTAGTTTTCCTGGATGTTTAATAACTCCACCAACTTGAGCAGAGTTTCCTAGATAACTATTAGCTGTATCGTTAGCAGCTATAGAAGTAGCTATTGTAGTGTTCTGTGCTTTTAATACGCTAACTCCCTCACAACCATTAAACGATAAGTTAAAGAAGTGTAGCATATCCTCCTTCATTACTCCAATCTCATAGTCTTTAATGTCATAGTATATTTGTCCTTCGTGCTTTATTACTTTAACATCTTCTGGATTGATAGGAATAAGAGAGATTGGTCTTGCGTTGCTATCTCTCTCAATATAAAAATACGCATTCCCCTCTAGCAATAAGTTAGTCATTAGAGTATCTAGGAATGTGTATGGTGTCATATACTCGTTAGGATTACGAGCTAGTAGTCGGTAGATTGGATGGCTAACGTCAGTTATTTTGTCGTCATCCTCCTCGACTCTGTAAACTTTTATGGGTAGACTTGCTATTGATTCGCTGATAACTCTAACACACGCAAAGACTGCGCTGAATGTTAAAGATGTATCTCTAGTTACTGCTGTTCTGTTGGCTGCACCATAGCCACCGAAAACTGCCTTTAAAAAATTATCGCCCCTCTTCTCAGAACGCAAGAAGTCAAATAGTCCCATAAAATTGTAATTACATTACAAAGATAAGAGAAATCGCAAAAGTCAAATCCAGACTATTCCTCTGTCATCATAAGTAGAATTGTCGCTAGAATCGTCATTCATATAACAGCCTAGAGCCATAACTAAAGCCACCATTCCATCAATCTTTTCAGTTGATTTACTCTTATCCATTTTAATGTTTCCAGCTGGGTCTGTTTTCATAGCTAAGTTAGAACACATCCACCTCAACACTTTGTTACCAGCGTGGTTAATCTGTTTGCCTAATACGAGCTTCTCAAGTTCTTTAGTTGGTGCTGACATACTAGCAAAGCCTTGCCCATAGCTCTCCATTGGCAATCCATCTTCTGTCAAGTCAATAACTAACTGACTTGAGTTCCATCTATCGTATGCTATAGACTTTATGTTTACAACCTCAGCCACTTCTTTTATTCTACGTTTAATGTAGTTGTAGTCTGTTACATCGCCTTCTGTTAGTTCCATTAGTCCCTCTTTCTCCCAGCCTATGTAGTCTACTTGGTCACGTCTTGAACGAATAAAAGCATTTTCTTTAGGAGCAAAGAAGTAGGGTATTACCGTAAACCTATCATCTTCTGGAATGATTAAAACAAAAGCTGAAACATCTCGAACACTAGCTAAGTCAAGTCCAGCGTAAGCCGTCATACCTTTATAATCCTCTAAGTGTATTGGTGCTTTGTTACACTCCATCCATTGCTGGTCTGATAGCCATTTACTAGCTGATGACATCCATTGATTAAGATGTAACATTCTAAAAGTATTCTCATAGCTTGGTAACTTGATAGCTTTCTCTTGCTCTCTTTTAAGATAGTCTAATTTAACTACTCCAGTTTCTATTCCTGGATTAGCTATCCTTAATGCTTCCTCTGTAGTCCAATCAGTTTCTAAGTCACAAAAATACTTAACGTAGTAAAATGAATCGTCTTTAATTATTCCCTCAGATACTTTACGACCATACTCCTCTGTCTTGTAACATATCGATTCACGATTGTAACCAGCAGTAGTAATAGCTATTGTCATTGGCTGTCTCCTACTACCTACCGAAGTAGTCAAGGCATCCCATAGGCTAGAATCTTTTTGAACAAAGAACTCATCCATACAAATGAAACTAGCGTTGTATCCAAACTTACTAGAAGCCTCAGAACTAATAGCTTTAAAAGCTGAGTTGCTTTTCTCGTGGATAATAGAGTTCTTAAATACTTTTAGATTCTTGTTTAGTTGATTGTCAGCTCTAACCATACCACTAGCTACGTCAAATATAATACCAGCTTGTTGTCTATCTCCAGCAGCAATATAACACTCAGCAGATGGCTCGTTGTCGGCTAATAACATATACAAAGCTATTGCGCTTATCAGAGTTGACTTTCCGTTCTTTCTTGGCAAACATATATAAGCAGTTCTAAATCTTCTTAGCCCACTATCTCTATACTTCCAACCGAATAAATCTCTGACTATTGTTTTCTGAAATGGCTCTAACTTAAATGGCTGACCTCCTAGCTCTCCTTTTATATGCTTGATGTGATTCTCTATAAAGTAAACACATCTATCTGCTGCCTTGTCATCAAAGTAAAAAGTCTTGTCCTCTTTAAGTTTCATTAGTCAAAGAAATTAAAATCGTCAGTCCTCTCCTCATCTTGCTCTGGCATACTAAGAGATGCTCTACTGCTTGGAGTAAATCCAAATTGCGTAGCAATTTTCATCGCATTCTGTAAAGCGTTTTGCATTACTTTATATTTAGGTGCAATCTTACTAGACCTTAACCGACCATCTTTGTCCACAGTCTGTTCTGTAAAGTTGCCTTGTAACTCTTGAGCTATCTCTCTATAAATACCTATCTCATTACAGTACGCTGCTAGGATTGATAAGTCAGTTAGATGCAACATCTTAATATTGGCTAGTTCGTTAGTAACTAAGTCCCATTCGTCTGCACCTTGTTTATTGAGAAAGGAGGGAGCTGAAGGCATTGAGACAACTGCCGAAGTCTCCATCTCGTTTCCCACTGTCCGAGACTTTGCGAGAGTACCTTTCAACTCCTTAACCTTTGTTGGTGTTTTTTTTCTCCCTCTCATTTTATTGAACTTAAACTGGTTTTAGTTTGGTAAATCTATACCCCCACGATTTAGCTTTAATTTTGCATATAAAAAATGAAAGC